AAATTTTTCTTTGAAATATATGAAAGATTACTCCTAAATAGTTTTTATAGTAAACTAAGTAGAATTTCCGGGTATGACTCCGGTGTTTACACAGTAGAGTCTGAATGTGAAAAAGTTAATATTGTTAATAGTTTGGGTGACGATAATCCATTTTTAATAAAAACATTAAGGGAATACCAATTAAACCAAACAAATTTTTTACCATTTTTAAGACACATATCAAATAGTGGTGAGGGTGAGAGTTGGCAAAAATATATTAGAGGTGAATTTGTCACACCATACATTCAAAATTTTGTGGAGTCATCTTATGGATTATTTAATTCAGACATAATCGGTAATCAAAAATCCCAACCAGACGTTAGTTTAATTGATAAAACCGAAACTAATATTACTGAGTACATACAAAATCAAACTACATCAAACAGTTTTGATTTTTCAGACATGTACCCAATAACAAACCTATCCTGGGACAATAAATATCTTGCTAATGGAAAGACCGTGTTATTAAGTGAAAACGCTTATAATACGAAGAACACTTTAAAATATAACCCAACATTAAAAACTATTACAAATTTTTTAAATGATTATAACTTTAATACGTGTCGACCAATAAGTAATTTTAATTATAAGAATAATGTATTTAATCAGGAAATTAATTTATCAAATTTAAAATCCTTTTATGAGACTAGAAAATACCAGAATCAATTTATTACTGAGGGTAATTTAAATTATGTTAACTATAGTGGTACGGTAAGTAGTAATCAAACAACATCGATTTTCAATACCCCATATTTTATAAACGCTATACAAAAAGGTGTTTATAATTTTAGATACGAAACATTTAATTTATACCCATATAAATCAGCAGCGTTTTTATTTTTGAATAGTTTACCACTATCAACTCTTAGGGAGAAGTATAAAAACTTTGACGAGACAAACAATAGTACAACTGAACTAGATTATTTAATCTCCACATTTAAAAAATTTGGTGCTGTACATAAATTACCGTACGCTTGGGTATTGAAATACGGATCAATTTGGCACAGATACAAAACTTGGAATGAGACCGGTGTTGACATACTGGATGAGGTGTGGAAGAATTTTGATTATAAATCTAGTTATAACCCATATGAACCATCCGCTACAACAAAAACATTTACCGTAAATGTTGATAACACACCAACAAAGATTGTATTACAAGATCAAATATTAGATTTAACAAAAACCAACACAATAATAAATACAGGATTTTACCCACAAGTAATTGACGACTTTAACACCTTCTTCCAAGGAACTAGATTGTTTTCAGGAACAACCCAGGTAATTGGTAAAGGTAAAGTAAGTGGATCGACATTTACGGTGGATGAAATAAACGTTAACCAGTTACTAACAGGATCAACAATTGTTCTTTCGGGGGTTACCACCGGGTTTACAATTGTAAATCAAGTTTCGGGTACAACGAATGGAATTGGTGAATATACAATTAATACCAGTTTACCAGACCAAGAACAAAAATCTTTTTATGTTACAAATTTGAGTGTTGACCCATATCAGGATACTAATTTACAAGGTTTAATTGATACCGGTGGTATAATATTAACAAATACACAAGACACGAAGATTTTAGAAGAAATTGGATTTGATCCAAACAACCCATCACGAACATTGAAATTAACACCTTGGAGTGTTCTAGCTAAAAAAAGTGATTCGGAATACTATGTCTTACCGTCATTTGGAACTACCGTTAGCCAAGTCAAAGGTGAATTATTTAAAACGGGTAAAATGAAATTTGAGGTTGTTGACAACACTTCACTCTATAATGGTTCAGTTAGGTTATTCTGGGGAGCACCTAATTTTGGATTTTTCGACAATGGGAGAGTTGTTAAATCATCACCAGACAGTTACTTTAAATATGTATTATCTGGCGAATCAACACAACAAAACTTTTTAATTGATGGTAATGTTAATAACTACACAAAAATTAGTGAAATTTTTACAACCTTTGAAAAGGGTGTATTGGACTTATTCGAGTCAGAATTTTTAAACTTTAGTAAAAGTGTGTACGACTATAAACAAACCATAACACCAACCCAAACAACCGAAACCGAAACTGAAATTACAAATAAAAATTTCCAACAGTTAATGAGGAAAATGTTTGTGGTCAAAAAACCAACTGGTACTACTGGGGATTTAATAATTTCCGAAACAGTATCAAACCAAAAACTAACCTTTGAATCCTACTTTAAACAATTTATTGAGTATGACGTAGTTTTGAAAATTGGAAACCCAACAATGTTCGATAGACGGACATTCTATACATTCTCAAATAAGTTTTTTGTGGACCCGATTAGTTATTTTGGGTACAATCAAACAACACCAGGATCCTTACCAACAAGTGGTGGAACAATAACTTTAGCTCAATCTAAATCAATATACCCAGAAACTTGGAAAGACCTGGAATTGTATGTAGGGTTCTCAGAGATACCAGAATTACAATATAAAGATTCCGGATCGTATATTACGGATTTTTTTGTTGATCTAAATGTGCAGTTTAACTCAAAAAATATTATTGATTTCGCACCAGTTATTAAGATATACGCAACACAAAAATTAAAAGACCCAACCTTAGATTACATTAAATTTTATGATTTAATGAACAAGTACTTAGATTCATCTGAGAAGTACTTGAATGATTCACTTGAAGTACTTATGACTTCAGTTAGAAAAGATTTACCTGGTGTCGTGACAATATCAATAGAAGACCAGAGTAAATTTAAAGAATATCAGGGTGAACAAACTAGGTTTGAATTGTGGGAATTATTTAAAACATTAAATGATACTTGGATAGCTGGGGGTGATTTTAAAACAAAAACTTTGTTTGAGGATGTCATGTTGGTCGACAGAGCTAGTAGGGATATTGGTGATAAAATACTCGTTGACATCTTCAAAATTAAAACACTAATTGATAATGATAATGTAAAAATAAATTTATTGGATGTGGTGACAACCATTCTAACAGAAAATAATTTTATACATTTTATGTTACCAGCGTACGTTAATTTTTATAATGTACAAGACGTTGTTAAAAACCCAGTACCAAGATCGGAGGGAAGTTTAGAATTTGCTAATTCATTATTTGGTACATATTTAAATGTCGACTACAGAAAGTCGTCCCCAAAATTCTTATGTATGTACGCTTCAAAACCTAGTGAACATTTAGACATGAAAGAAAATATCGACTATAGGTTTAGGAATGACGCGTTTGACTTAAGGAGAGCTAGTGATAACCCATTAGTTGAAAATCAAACAAATAAAACAAATTGGGCGACATCCAACAAGGTGGTCGGGTTTAATGTCGACATTGGCCCACAAAACCAACAAATATTTAAGGAGTTCAGTGTGTCCCAAGACCCCGGAAAACCAACAAGTGAATCAATTGCTGCTATAGATAATATAGCAAACCAAAATAGAAATAGAACCTCAACAACCCAAAGTAACTCATTATATAATATCTACAAGAATAGAAGTTATAGTTGTTCGGTTGAGATGATGGGTAATGCACTGATCCAACCAATGATGTACTTTAATTTAAGATATGTACCAATGTTTAGTGGTCCATATATGATAACAAAAGTAATACATAGAATTACTGAAAATGGATTTGATACATCATTTGAAGGTATCAGACAACCGTTCTACAGTATACCAAAAATAGACAATTTTATCCAATCACTAACAAAAAACATAGTGTCAAAAATTAGAGATGAAATAAAAGAAAGTTATAATAGATCAAAACTAGACCCTAATAATGTACTATTCCAAAAAGATACAATATTGGGTAACATAGGGACAAAAGAATCGTTAACAACTAATCAAGATTGTTCGGATAAATTATTACCACAATACACATTATATGTTAATTTAACAAACCCAACCCTAACTAAAGTAACATTTAAGGATGTTTTTGATAAAATCATAAGTAAGTTAGAAGCTTTGAAATTTAAGGACGACACAACAAACAATTTATTCTACCTAGAAAACGGAGCTTCATTTATATTTAGTACTATGTATGTCGATACTGGAGGATCCACCGGATTCGAAGCTTATGAAAATAATTTCTCAACAATAAATTTAACTGAGTTTTATGGTGGTGATTTAACGTCATACATGACAACTAAATATTTCTGTGTTACCAGGGGCAACTCACAGACAACAAATATTCCAGTAGCTCAATTTGAAACACTGGATAAGTTTTTAGACTTTTTTGTGGCTAAATTCAGTGGGAAAATAGTCTCACTAACCAAAGAAATAAATTCATCAATTACACCAGTTGATGACACACTACTTAAGTATTACGTATTAGAGTGGCCAATAAAACAAAATGATGACGTGTTAACATTATTAACTGAGGACGATAAAGTAAAAATACAAGCTAGAATCAAAGAAGGTTTATTGAAATTCCAAGAACTATATAAAAAGTAATTTTATCACTAATTGATATATTTATATATATAAAAAACAATGTTATGAGTAATACAAAATTAATTTTAGATAATTACCTTGGAAAAAACACTAGAATTAGTGAAAAGGATTCTGGTAACGGGTATAAAGAAGTTTGTGATCTAGATACGGGAGACTGTTATACTTTAAGAATGAAAGACGGTCTAATTGAAAGAGTAGATAATACTATGAATAAATTTAAAAAAATTCAAGTTGAAACTACCACAGGAATTAAACAATTATTAAACGGATAAAATGAGAATAGACGAAAAAATAATCAAGGAAATTGAAAGATACAATACTATTAATAAATATATTGTTGAACAAGCTGAATTAGAACCGGCAGCAGCTCCAGTTGATGAACCCGTTGATTTACCACCACCAGCACCTGGATTAGATCCAGCAGCTGGAGGAGTACCACCAGCAGCACCTGGAGGAACACCACCACCCGCTCCAGCACCAACTGGACCAGAAACTGTGGATGTAAATAAAGATCCAGATGTTGAGGAGATAGGTAAAGATGAGGGTGAAGGTGAGGAAGGTGATACTGAAGAACTAGATATTACAGATTTGGTAGACACACAAAAAACAATGTCAGATAAACAGGAAGAATACTTTGACAATTTATTTAACCAATTAAGTTCTTTAGAATCGAAATTGGGTGAAATGGACACATTAGTAACCAAGATTAATGATCTTGAAAATAAATTGGAGAAATATAGACCTAAAACACCACAAGAAAAATTAGAATTAAGATCATTAGATTCCGGACCATTTCAGCAGAAGTTATCCGATTTCTTTGTTGACAAACAAGATGAAATGGAAAAGTCAGGTAAGAATGAATATGTCTTAACAACAGATGATGTAGAAGACTTCTCAAGAAAGGAAATTGAAGACACTTTTGATCCTAGACCTGAAGATGAATTTAACAAATTTAAATAATTTAATAGAATGGGACCGAAAATCCCATTTTTTTTTACTCAGCTACTTGACAACCCAATTTATTTAACTTATACTTTCTATTGTAAACTTTTAATTATATATTTTATGGCGACAAATGTCTTAGACGCAGTACTAGCACAGTACGAACAATCAAAACAAAGTGGTTCTTCCTCCACTTCAAAAATGTCTCAGGAAGAGAGAATGAAAAAGTATTTCGCAGCTATCTTAAAAGATACCGAAAAACAAGGTCAAAGAAGAATTAGAATTCTACCAACAAGTGACGGATCTTCACCCTTCAAAGAAGTATGGTTTCACGAAATCCAAGTGGATGGTAAATATCAGAAATTTTACGATCCAGGAAAGAATGACAACGAACGTTCACCTTTGAATGAGGTTTATGAAACTTTAATGTCAACCGGTAGAGATTCCGATAAAGAATTGGCAAAACAGTATAAAGCACGTAAGTTTTATATTGTTAAAGTTATCGACCGTGATAACGAACAAGACGGAGTTAAATTCTGGAGATTCAAACACAACTACAAACAAGAAGGAATCCTAGATAAAATCATTCCAATTTGGAAAGCTAAGGGTGATATCACAAATCCAGAAAATGGTAGAGATTTGATCCTTGAGTTGACCAAAGCTAAAACTCCAAAGGGAGGGGTTTATACAGTAATCCAAACAATTATGTATGACGACCCAAGTTCTATCAGTTCAGATTCTGATGAAACTGAAGGATGGGTTAATAATGAATTAACTTGGGAGGACGTATACTCTAAAAAACCAGTTGAGTATCTTGAATCTATCTCAAGAGGTGAGACACCAAGATGGGATTCTGACGCTGGTAAATATGTATATTCCAACGACATTGAGGAAACCGCAACAATTGGTGGTGGATCAAAATCGATTAATGAAGTTGAGGATCCACAAACGAATGACGACACTGACGAGGAGTTACCATTTTAATTTTTAACAAACTTGGACATTCGCTTAAAATGGGTGTCCAAGTTTTATAATGGAAAAAAATGAGAGTATTGTGTTTTACCCCAAGTTTAAATAGGTATAAAATGTTAAGAGGATGTGTACAAGACATAAATAGTCAAACGTACCAGGATATATTTCACTCGGTAAATATTACGATGGAAAGATCAACACATCAAAAAAACTACATCCAAAAAATATTTGACGACGTTAAAACCGATAAAAATAGTTTCACATATACTCTAAACCAACACCAACATACAAACCATATCAATACAATCTTAGCTATAGAAAATTATGAAGAATATGACATTTTTGTGAAAATAGATGATGATGACATATATAAAAAAGACTACATAATGAATATAGTTAATTTCTTTAAAGAAAATGATGTGGATGTTTTATCATCAACAATAAGGTATCAGTTAAATGGTAATGTTATGAGATTAGTAAACGCTCATAATTTAGGAGCCAACCCTGAAAATTGTGATTTTAAAATCCCAGCGACATTCGCTTTTAACCTTAAGAGTCTTAATTTAATAAAAGATTTATCAAAAATTTATGGTTTTGAGGACAATATGTGGAGGGATGTTTGGTGTGAAAATAAATGTAAAATATGTGAAATAGACAACACCGAAAATATAATTTGGAATATACACGGAAAAAATACAACGACAGCTAACTTTTTAATTTAAAAAACAAATATATGGCAATAAAGAAAAACGATTTTAGTGGTATTAAGAAGAAATTCTCAACATCAGCTAAATACAAACCACAAAGATTCTTCGATCTTGGAGAAGCCTTTTTAGACGCGGTTGGGTTACCTGGTCCAGCGATGGGACACATTAATATGTTCCTGGGTCATAGTGATACAGGCAAGACAACCGCCTTAGTTAAAACAGCCGTTGACGCTCAAAAAAAGGGAATTTTACCAGTGTTCATTATTACTGAACAAAAATGGAGTTTTGATCACGCTAAACTTATGGGGTTTGAATGTGAAGAAGTTGTTGACACTGATACCGGTGAGTTGGAGTGGGATGGATTTTACATTTTTAACAACAACTTTGATTATATCGAACAAATTACGGATTACATTAACGACTTATTAGATTCACAAGAAAAAGGTGAATTGGATTATTCACTATGTATCATGTGGGATTCTGTTGGTTCAGTTCCTTGTAAAATGACATATGAAGGTAAAGGTGGTAAACAACATAACGCTTCGGTTTTAGCTGATAAAATTGGTATGGGTATCAATCAACGTATTTCAGGAAGTCGTAAATCCGACTCAAAATACGAGAACACATTAATTATTGTTAACCAACCTTGGGTTGAATTACCGGATAATCCATTCGGACAACCAAAAATTAAAGCTAAAGGTGGTGAAGCGATTTGGTTAAATTCCTCATTGGTGTTCTTATATGGGAATCAAAAAGGAGCTGGAACAACTAAAATTACGGCAACCAAAGACAAAAGAACTGTTAAGTTTGCTTCAAGAACTAAAGTGTCTGTGATGAAAAATCACATAAATGGTCTTGGATATGAGGATGGTAAGATAATAGTTACCCCACATGGATTCTTACCAGGAAAGGATACTACAGAAGAGAAGACATCAATTGAACAATATAAGAAAGAATACGCTGACTATTGGAAAGAAGTTATTGGTGTTGATGGAGATTTTGATTTGAAAACTGAAAAAGAAGAAACTGAATGATGGAAATCAAATTAACCCATGAGGAAGTTATGGGTATGGTAGAAACCTTAAATAGTTTTTACAGTAAAGTACCAACAATTCAAGACTACTTTCTTGAAAGAAAAAAAGAAAAAATTGTAAATATCGATGTTGAACATTGGAGTAAACAATTATTTAATGATCACACCTTAGAACCAAAGGACATGGACATAGTTGTTGATGTTGTTGATCAAAATACATTAAATAATTTAGCACAAATAACCATTAGTTTACCCTTGGAATCACAAATAGGTAGACAAGTTACACTGGGAGTTAAAGAAGGTAAGTCTGGTAAATACTTAGGGTTTATCAAAATAGCTTCACCGGTATTGTCAATAAAACCTAGAAATGATTTTTTTGGTGAGACATTACGAGCTACTCACGTAAATAAACACATGGTTAACGGTGCTATAATTGTACCAACACAACCGTTCGGTTTTAATTGTTTAGGTGGTAAATTATTAGCTTTGATATGTAGTTCACATTTAGTTGTGGACCTGTTCAACACAAAGTACGGTGATAAAATGGATTTATGTTTTCTTGAGACCACATCATTGTATGGGAACATAAAAAGTTCATCACAATACGATGGGCTTGAACCATACATCAGATACAATGGTATGACCGAGTCCGATCTATTTTTATTCCCAAATGATGAAATTTACATGAAACTTAGGAATTATTTGAGACCAATATATGGTAAAGAAGAATGGAACGGGATGTTAGTTGATCCAGTACCATCAGCACCAAAAATGAGGGAGTACTCCAAAATAATCCAAATAATTAAAGCTCACTTAAAAGAGTTAGATCCGGAAGAGTTCACAAAGTTTAATGAGTTTGTTAAATGTTGTATGAAGACAAAAACAAAAAAGAGGTATTATTATACCAATTTTGGGTATTCGAACATTAAGGAACACATTTTATCCAATGGGGAAATTAAATTGGAAAAAAAGGAAAACTTTGAAAAACACAAACTGGAACACTTAATTGAAGTTTGGAGAAAAAAGGCTCAAAAAAGATGGGAAAAACTTAATTCTGAAATGAGACTTAAGGAAAACCTAGAAGTTTATTCATTGGAAAAGATCCAGAATATGGATTATGAAATTATTAGATAGATGTCAAACCACGTAATTATGTATGAATGTCAAAAACTTTATTAGTAGACGGTAATAACCTATTAAAGATAGGATTCCACGGAGTAAAAGACTTTTTTAATAAAGGACAACATGTCGGTGGTATATGGCACTTTCTAAACACGTTAAGAAAATTCCTAGAGGAGGAAAACTATACTAAAGTAGTTGTCTTTTGGGACAGTGAAACCAGTACGTCACAGAGGAGAATACTTTACCCAAAGTATAAATTAAATCGTAAAACATCAAATGAGGTTGACTTTAAAGAGATTTCATTTGGTCAACAGATGAACAGAGTTAAACAATATCTTGAAGAGATGTTTGTTAGACAAATTGAAATGGACCACTGTGAAGCTGACGATCTAATCGCTTACTATTGTAAAGTATCGGTCGATGAGGAAAAAACAATATTTTCCGGTGATAGAGATCTAACCCAGTTGATTTCCGATAAAGTTAGAATCTATTCCCCAAACACAAAACAATTTTATAAGAAAGGTGATAAGATAAAAATGTATGAAATTGAGATACCACACTATAATGTCAAAACTTATAAAATATTAGCTGGTGATACATCCGACAATATCGATGGTATTTTTTACCTGGGTGAGAAAACTTTTGTAAAATTATTTCCTGAGATACTTGAAAATGAAATTTCTTTTACCGATATTTTAAACAAAGGTGAAAATCTGATAAAAGAACAAAAGGATAGTGTTGTTTTACAGAACTTACTAAGTGGAAAAACAAGGGAGGGGATATTTGGTGATGAGTTCTTTATTATAAATGAAAAATTGGTAGACCTATCAGAACCACTAATAAGTGAAGAAGGTAAAGAACTGGTTGAATCATACTATAAAGAATCACTAGATCCGGATGGAAGAGGTCATAGAAATCTAATTAAGATGATGATGGAAGATGGATTCTTTAGGTATCTACCAAAAGGTGATGACGCTTGGGTTAATTTTTTAAAACCATTTTTAAAACTTTCAAGGAAAGAAAAAACTAAATACAGAAATAAAACAAATAAATAAATAAATATGAAAAATCAAGAAGTAACAAAAGTTGAATTTTTATTAATGTGTAACGATAACATTGTAGTTCAACGATATTTTAACGTTAAGGGATTCAACAAAAACGCACACAAATCTATTGAATTCTACGAATATATTGACAGATTATGTAATAAACTACAGTATGATTTAAAAATGAGAAGTGTGGTTTATATGTTGGATAATCAGTTTGAAATTACTGAAAATCCTGAGATATTAAATACGTCAATAACGGAGGGTGATGAGAACTTTAACATGTACGTTAAGTTGGACGATATGACAATTTGTCAGAGAACATTCGACGCTAAAGTATACCCACCAAAGGTAAGATATACCGTAGACCTACGACCAAAGTTAAAATCCATATTAGGTGACCTTACTGACATTTTTTCAGGTAGGAAATTTAATTATTTTTATCCGCAATTTATTGAGAATTAATACTATTTATCAATACTAAAGTAATAAAAAAAATATGGCGACAAACAAAAATTTTGAATATCTAGGTAACACTTTTCAACTACAACTACTTAATCAAATAATTTTAGACAAAGACTTTTCTGTGTCGATAATAGATGTACTTAATACAAATTATTTTGAAAACCAATACTTCAAAATAATCATCCAAATGGTCAAAGAGTATCATATAAAGTACGATCATACACCATCCTTTGAGACACTAGAACAAATAACAAAGTCTGAGTTACAAAATCAAATGGCTTCTAAAATAGTCTTGGATACAATATCTAAGATTAAAGAAGCTCCATTGGACGGATCTAATTTTGTTCAAGAGAAAGCACTTAAATTCTGTAAACAACAAGAATTACAGAAAGTGATGAAAAAAGCCCAGAAAATTATCGATGGTGGGGAATTTGAGAACTACGATACACTGGAAGAAATGGTAAAAGAGGCTTTAATGGTTGGTTCAAAAGACACATCAATGTTAGATGTCTTTTCAAACATAGACCAAGTTCTTGAAGAAGATTACAGACACCCAATCCCAATGGGAATACCAGGTATTGATAGACTGTTAAAAGGTGGATTAGCTAAAGGTGAAATTGGTGTAATTTTAGCACCAACCGGAGTTGGTAAATCCACAATATTAACAAAGATATCGAACCACGCTTTTAACTTAGGGAACAACGTAATTCAAATATTTTTTGAAGACAACCCAAAAGTGATCCAACGGAAACACTTCACACTCTGGACAAAGGTACATCCCGATGAATTGTCAGAACGTAAGGAGGAAGTGATCAGTAAAGTTAAGAATATTGAAGAGACAATGGACAATAAACTAGAGTTAAAAAAACTACCGTCTGACACTAGAACTATGTCACAGATAAAGAATGAGATCAGAAAATTAATATCTGATGGTATGAGGGTTGATATGGTGGTTTTAGACTACATAGATTGTGTTGTTCCGGATAAAAACTTAGGTGACGAATGGAAAAGCGAAGGATCAGTTATGAGAGCTTTCGAGGCTATGTGTCACGAACTAAATATTGTTGGATGGACAGCTACACAAGGAAACAGATCATCGATTTCTTCTGAAGTGGTGACTACCGATCAAATGGGTGGATCAATTAAAAAAGCACAGGTGGGTCACGTAATTATTTCAGTAGCTAAGACACTACAACAAAAAGAAATGAAGTTAGCGACAATAGCCATAACAAAATCAAGAATTGGTGATGACGGAGTGGTTTTCGAGAACTGTAAATTTGATAACGCTATGATTGAAATCGACACTGAAAGTTCAATGACCTTTCTAGGGTTGGAAGAACAAAAAGAGGAGAGACAACGATTAAGGGTTAAAGAGTTAATGGAAAAAAGAAAACAAAACAATAACACCAATAATACAATAAATTAAATAAAAAAATTTTAAATCATGGATGTATCACAAAGAATATTAAGTGACATTACTGTTTACATGAAGTACGCTAAATTCTTACCAGAGAAAAATAGAAGAGAAACCTGGGACGAATTAGTTACACGAAATAAAGAAATGCACCAAAAGAAATACCCTAAAATCAAAGATGAGATTGAAGAGGTGTATAAAATGGTGTACGATAAAAAAATATTACCTTCGATGAGGTCATTACAATTTGGTGGAAAACCGATTGAGATATCACCAAATAGGGTCTACAATTGTGCTTATTTACCGATTGACCATACAGACGCTTTCGCTGAAACAATGTTCTTATTGTTAGGTGGAACCGGTGTAGGGTTTTCAGTACAAAAACACCACGTAGATAAATTATCAGAGATTAAAAAACCAAATCCAAGTAGAACTAGAAGATATTTGATTGGTGACTCAATTGAAGGGTGGGCTGACGCTATTAAAGTATTAATGGAGTCATACTTTGGGTCTAAATCGTCAACACCAATATTTGATTTTTCAGATATTAGACAAAAAGGGTCTTTATTAGTAACATCAGGTGGTAAAGCACCTGGACCACAACCATTGAAAGATTGTATACACAACATTACAAAAGTTTTGGAAAACAAAACTGATGGAAGTAGGTTAACACCGATTGAAACACATGACATCGTTTGTCATATCGCTGACGCGGTACTAGCTGGGGGAATTAGAAGAGCTGCTCTTATTTCATTATTTTCAGCTGATGACGATGAAATGATCTCTTGTAAATCTGGAAACTGGTGGGAATCAAATCCACAACGAGGTAGAGCTAATAACTCAGCGGTATTACTTAGACATAAAATCACACAAGAATACTTTATGGGTCTTTGGAAACGAATTGAGTTATCCGGAGCTGGTGAACCAGGAATCTACTTATCAAACGATAAAGATTGGGGAACAAACCCATGTTGTGAAATCGGTCTTAGACCATATCAATTCTGTAACCTATGTGAGGTTAACGCTTCTGACATTGAATCACAAGAAGACTTTGATAAAAGAGTTAAAGGAGCTGCTTTCATTGGTACACTACAGGCTGGATATACAGATTTCCATTACTTGAGAGATGTTTGGAAAAGAACAACTGAGAAAGACGCTCTTATCGGAATTGGTATGACAGGTATTGGATCTGGAGTCGTATTAGGGTATGACATGAAATTAGCCGCTGAAGCTGTTAAAGAAGAAAATGAAAGGGTAGCTAACCTAATCGGTATTAACAAATCAGCTAGAACAACAACAGTTAAACCATCCGGAACCTCATCATTGGTTTTAGGTACATCTTCCGGTATTCACGCTTGGCACAATGATTTTTACTTAAGAAGAATCCGAGTTGGTAAAAATGAATCAATATACCAACACTTAGTGACGAATCACCCAGAGTTGGTTGAAGATGAATATTTCAGACCACATGATACCGCGGTAATAACAATCCCACAAAAAGCACCTGAAGGATCAATTTTAAGACACGAGTCAGTATTCCAAATGTTGGAACGAGTTAAAAAGGTATCACAGGAGTGGGTAAGAACTGGACATAGAAGTGGTCAAAATACACATAATGTTTCAGCAACTGTTTCCATTAAAGATGACGAATGGGATTTAGTTGGTGACTGGATGTGGAAAAATAGAAAGTTCTATAACGGATTGTCAGTTTTACCATATAATGGTGGAACATACACACAAGCACCTTTTGAAGATTGTACTGAAGAAGATTTTGAAAGATTGGTAATCACATTAAAAGATGTTGATCTAACAAAAGTAATCGAACTACAAGATAACACTGACCTTAGAGGTGAAGCCGCTTGTGCTGGTGGAGCTTGTGAAATCGTTTAAGAGATGACAGTTAACTCATCAAACGATTGGATACAACAGTTATATGTTCGGGAGATTACCAAAAAGACTCCCGAACCTGACTTTTATAAGGATAAGTTTGGTAATATTGTAATGACAGAATCATTCCACATAAAACGAGGAAAGTGTTGTGGATCCGGTTGTAAACACTGTCCTTACGAACCATTATACCAAAAGGGAAGTACTAATTTAAACGAATCACTGAGAAATCAGTGATTTTTTTTATTTATATAAAATATCTGAATACTATATTTATTAGATATGTCTAACGGTATAACATATGGTATAACATTTCCCTTTAGGGATTCTTTTGTTGGGAGATATCTTGACGCTTCAGATACTATTGATGAAGAAATCAGAAATAATCTAATTCATCTTTTATTAACTAGAAAGGGTAGTAGATATTTTTTACCAGATTTTGGTACAAGATTATATGAATATATATTTGAACCATTAGATGGACCGACATTTAGTGATATTGAGTTTGAGATTAGGGATTCAGTTGAAAAATACATACCAGGTATACTTATAACAAACATAAAAATAACTGACGCTTCGTTAGGTTTGGAAGACAAAGGTACTTATATTACAGATTCTGGTGAGAGAGAATTTAAGGTAACCAATATAGGTGATAGAGAACACACCGCTAAAGTTAGAATAGACTATAGAATAACCAATCAAGCTTTAGAAAGCAGTGATTTTGTAATTATTAACATATAACATGGCTGAAAAGAAAATATCGTACACAACAAGGGATTTCCAAGGGATAAGAACTGAGTTAATTAATTTTACTAGAACCTACTACCCAGACCTAATCCAAAATTTCAATGACGCTGGTATTTTTTCAGTAATGTTGGACTTAAACGCTGCTGTAACCGATAATCTTCAGTTCCAAATTGACAGGAGTATTCAGGAGACAGTTTTACAATACGCTCAACAAAAATCTTCAGTATATAACATCGCTAGAACATACGGTTTAAAAATCCCAGGACAAAGACCATCAGTAGCTTTAGTTGATTTCTCAATACAGGTTCCAGCTTTTGGGGACAGTGAAGATTTAAGATATTGTGGTATTTTAAGAAGGGGATCACAGGTTAGTGGAGCTGGACAACCATTTGAAACCGTTTATGACATTGATTTTTCATCTCCGGTAAACTCAGAAGGATCACCAAATAGATTAAAGATACCTAATTTTAATCCAAACGGTACACTAAGAAATTATACAATAACAAAACGTGAAGTTGTTGTTAATGGTATAACAAAGGTGTTTAAAAGAATTATAACAGCTAATGACGTTAGACCATTCTTTGAGTTATTTTTACCAGAGAAAAACGTATTAGGTATTACCAGTGTTTTACTTAAAGATGGAACACAGTATAATACAATACCACAACCACAAGAATTTTTAGGGTTAGATAATAGATGGTACGAGGTAAAAGCTTTAGCTGAGGATAGGGTGTTTATTGAGGACCCAACTAAGGTTTCTGACCAACCAGGGGTTAAAGTTGGTAAATACATAACAACAAACACAAAATTCATCAGTGAATACACACCAGAAGGATTTTTAAAAATGACATTTGGTGGGGGTAGTGTGTCAGCTGAAGAACAGTTAAGGGAGTTCGCTAGAAACGGAGCTTATTTTGATTTGAATAAATACTCAAACAACCTTGGATTGGGATCAGCTTTAAAATCAAACTCAACGTTATTTATACAGTATAGAATTGGGGGTGGACAAGCTACAAATTTAGGATCAAATGTTATTACACAAATAGGTACTGTTTCATTCTCAGTTAATGGTCCATCTGAAAGTGATAATAGGTTGACAATAAACTCATTGACGTGTAACAATGTGACCGCAGCTATTGGGGGGTCTAACCAACCAACAGTGGAAGAAGTTAGACAATACATATCATTTAACTTTGCCGCACAAAATAGAGCGGTAACAATTAATGATTATGAATCTATTTTAAGAACAATGCCATCCCAGTTTGGTGCTCCAGCTAAAGTGTCGGTATTGGAAGAAAATAATAAAATTAAAATAAAAATGTTATCATATGATACCGAAGGTAATTTAACTGACAACATATCAAATACGATAAAATCAAATGTAGCTAATTATTTGTCTAACTATAGAATGATAAATGATTATATTTCCATAGAATCAGCTAGTCCAATTGACTTAGGTATTGAGGTTGACTTAGTTTTAGATTCAACACAAAATCAGGGATCATTAATTAGTAAAACAATAGATATTGTTAGTTCATATTTTAGTCCACTAAACCAACAATTAGGTAAAAATGTTAATGTGTCAGAAATTAGACGACTAATACAAAGTGAGAATGGTGTAATTAGTATTTCAGACATTAGATTCTTCAACAAAGTTGGTGGACAATACTCCTCTAACCAAACATCACAAAGATATTCAGATTTGTCAACAAAGCAAATTCAGTTAGTCGCTGATACCATCTTTGCTGAACCAAGTCAAATATATCAAATAAGATACCCAAATAAGGATATATCCGTTAGAGTTCTTAATTTTAAGAACATTAATTTCTCTTGATAATTTATTTTTTTATATTTAGGACTATTTTTTGAAAATAGGAAATAAACTATTTATCAAAAAAAGACTTAATGCCTAAATCATATAGAATACGAACACAAGTAGGTGTTGACAAATACATTAATCTCAAGTTAGAACAAGACTTTGAAACCTTGGAGATCTTATCATTAAAGATTAACCAAAGTGATATATACACAAGAATTTGTTCTGATTATGGGGTTATTGTTGGTCGAGTATTTGTTAACGGGGGTTATGGGTTACCAAACACTAAAGTTTCTATTTTTATTCCACAGGAAGATTTGGATGAAATAAATCCAGTTATCTCAGAACTTTACCCATATAAAACTTTGTCCACACTGAATGAAAATGGTTATAGGTATAATTTATTACCAAAAGAACCATCATATCCAGGACACTCAGCTACCGGGACATTTCCAACAAAGGAAGAAGTTCTTATTGATCAAACAACTATAGAAGTTTATGACAAATACTACAAATTTACGGTAAAAACAAACGATAGTGGTGACTACATGATATTTGGAGTACCAACAGGTAGCCAAACCATTTTCATGGATATAGATTTATCCGATATGGGTTGTTTTTCTTTGTCACCACAAGATTTAATACGTACGGGTCAAGCTAACGAAACACAATTAAATGGTACAACATTTAAAACGTCAACAGATTTAAATGAATTACCACAGATAAAGACACTAAATAAAATTGTTGAGGTCTCACCACTATGGGGTGAAGAGGATGTTTGTCAAATTGGTATCACCAGAGTCGACTTTGACTTAACAACTGAAAGTAGTGTTAAAATCGAACCAACCTCCATTTTTATGGGGTCAATAGTGTCAACATCAAATGATGACTATTTAAGTACTGGATGTGTACCAAAATTAGATATGGGTAATCTTTGTGATTTAGTATCTGGACCTGGACAAATCCTATCAATAAGACAAACCATAAATGTTGATGAGTTTGGGGACCCAATACTAGAACAATATGTTTTAGAAAATGACGGTAAAATAATTGATGAGAACGGTACATGGTTAGCTAACCTACCAATGAACTTAGATTATATAACAACAGACGAGTTCGGTAACCAAGTGATTTCAAACGACCCAAGTGTCGGAATACCAACAAAATCAAAATATAGATTTAAGATTAAATGGCAAAATGAAACCGGGAATAACAATAATTTTGTTAGAGCTAATTACCTTGTACCAAACATTAGAGAATATGGATGGGACAACACTAGCTCAGACCCGAGTAATATAGTTTTAATACCCTACGTTTCAAATATACCAGTACCCGATTATGAAGATAGTTTAACAATTGTTGGGTCTGGTGACCTATTAGGACCTGTGGTGACATCAAACGTATTAACATTTAATGTATTTATACAATCTAACCCACTATCAAGTCAGTCACCATACCTAGGGGACCCAAACTTGGGAATTACCGGATTAACAAACAATAATGTCATAAATATTATTTTTACACCAATAGACCCAACATTACCAGCTACAATAACATATCCTGGGGGTTCATTGGGACCTGTAACATTCTCAATACCACCTAATACAATATCCACGGTTTTTGGAGCGTTTACCCAACAAGGTGGTTTAGTGAGTGACACAACGACAAATGTACAATCATACATCGTGGAAATAGGACCATCTGGGTTAGGTCCATGGACATTATATTCAGGTAGTTTAAACTCAATTCCTGTTAATGTTGGTGAATTTGTGAGAATAACACCCACAGCTGTTGATATAAGTCAACCACAACAAGTTGTGTATAGTTTTGGAAATCAAAATTATTTTAATTACATAAGATCATACGCTTTTAGTTTAGATTGGGATGACTATGTAGATAAAAATGTGGCTATAAACTGTGAGGATACATTTTATCAATTCCACTATAATAAAGTTTATACGGTATCGTCATTTATCGATAGGTACAAGAAAGGTAAAAATAAAGATAGACATTTAGGTATTAAAGAAATTACAGATAGACGGTGTCAAACTGAAAATAATAAATTCCCAGTAAACGACCTACAAAGAAATTTTGATTTTATTGAGTTTGTTGTACAATTGCTTTTAAATATATTGACACTACCAATGATTGTGTTAATAACAATAGCTCATTTTGTGATAGTTTCTTGGCCTGTTTTAAAATGGTTGGTATCGATTGGTATACCAATATGGTTGGGGTATCAAATCGCTCAAGCGATTGGAACCGCGATATACTCATTCCCAGCGATATTCATTGTAATACCACAAATAATCGCAGCTATTTTATATATCGCGTTATTAATATTTTTTATTGTTTATATAATACCTAGATTGGTTAACTGGAACACATTTAATAGAATTGGATTACCAATGTTAACATATCCAGATTGTGACGCTTGTCCATGTGACCCATTATTAGCTAATTTAAATGAACCTGAAGACGACCTTGGTCAAGGAATTGTTGACACAAATAATTCATTTTTAGCTGACACAACCGCCTCATACAACTACCAGAACCCAGAATTGGGGTGTAACCCAAGAAATCCATATCAGAATCGTATTGATGAAGATGACCCTGAAGTCTCATTTGACGCTTCGGCACAATTCTACCAACTATTTTCCGGTATCGATAGACTAGGTAACCCACGTAGGGGTGTTACAGCTTTTTTAACAAAAAAAAACACGGGAAGTTTATTCCAATCACCAGCTTCTGAATGGGGGTATCCGATTACTGAACATTGGCCAAACAAATTAAATAGATTTAACCTTAGAGATAAGTTTTTTTCAGGTAAAAACTTCATTAGAACTTACGTTAATAACGCTGATGATTACTTTGAGGATCAACCCTTGGTAATTGTCGTCGATTGGAATATGTATAACGCTTTCCAACCGGGAGAGATGGTAACGTTCCAAAACCCAAGGATGTCCGGGGACATCCATAGAATTACAGGATTAACAGACTCAACTGGGGGTACACTTTATAATGAGTTTAATTGTAGATCAATAACTGGGACAACATTACCACCTGGGGTACACGGTGTAAACATCGACTACGCGAATAGATTTTTTGTACCTGGAGACCCAAATCAACCAGCTAATAAAACGATAACAATACCTATAAGTGCGAATACCGAAAATGGTAGTTATAGATTCCCAGCTGACATGGAGTATTTCCAAGTTATTACCGGTATGTCAATATCAAATTATCTGTCCATGTCTAACGAAATTAGTTCTGGTTTTTTCCCTAGAGAATATTTGAATCACGTTATTAGATGGAGATATGAGAAATATGACAGTGGGAACGCAATATATGAACAACAAGGGAAATCTTTGGATAATTTTTTTGATGGTCAAAATTTAGGTGTTATAATATTAACTAGAGGTGTTGACCCATATACCGATAGACAACTAATTAAGTATGAATTAGGGACCTTATTCGGAAAAGCTGCAAATCAAGTTTCGGTAACTGGTTATTATAAACTAAATTACCCAATACGAAGATACACCACAGGTAGTAATTTTACACCAGCTAGACATAATGTACCAACAAATGTAAACTATTTATCTTCGGGTAATGGTGGCAGAAGTCAATACCACAAGTCTTTTAGTTTTACCCCAGATTCTACATTGTTTAACCAATATACCAACACAGGATCCACATTACCATATTATTATTCATCACTTGATTTTGAAAATTCAGGACTTGAGATGAGACACGTATTACCACAATTATCGGTACCATTATTTGCCGACCCATCGGATCAACCATATACTGGTATTGCACCACCTTATATAGATGGATTTAGTTCAATTGATTGGTCAACGGGAGCGGAATATGATGTATTACCATACAGAGGAGTGACTTCAGAGGTTTTATCCAATTCGTCAATTGCACCGATTGGGGTTTGTGGTGCTACGGTAGACGGTTGGAACGAAAGTCAATACCCAAGCAAATTTATGTATGTTGGTGGTGGGTCATTTTTATCAACGTTTGGTAGTTATTTAGGTGACATTTCAGCAGAGGCTGACAACAATGGTGTTTGGTCAAACGACAACCAATCTGGTTATGCTATAAATCCTCCGATTGCTGATGGATTAAGGTCAGGAGCGAGTAATTTTAAAGCCACAACAAATACAATTTGGTATCTTTGTTCACCAGCTTATATTAGTTATTATGATATACCATCGATCAGTTGTCCAAGCCCCGACTACAACTGTAATACAAGTTCAGTTAAGGGTATTAATTTTAACGATAGATTCGGTATTGTTATGAGAAGTGATAGGTTACCAACCTCAACCAGTTTAGAAGGTAAAGGACCATATATTGAGGGATATAACGGTGACCCATATACTAAATTTGTACTACATGAAAACAATTCATTTATGTATTATAAAATACCAGATGAAGGGATTTGTGACACAATATTCCAATACCAACTACAGTCAGATGACCCAAATGATATATTAGTTGATTCAGGTATTCCGGAATCGTTAGCTGGTAGTTTAACATGTGAAGGTATGACTGAATTATCATGTTATGATGGTTATGGGACTGGTTTTACGGTAAATGAAACATGTGCCGATAATGATAAAGTAATTAATGGATGTTATTACTTATTGAACGAACCATATATCACTAGTATTGGTTCCGACATTGAGTTATTTTTGGAATGGAAAGCTAGATTTAGAATAATGTACGCAGCTTGTCGTGGAGTATTTTCACACATGTTCCAAAATAATTGGGTTAATGGGACACTATACATGCCAACATTTAATAAGTTGACATTATATGATGAATTTGGTGAATTTACAGATTACAAATATTGTGAAGAGATAATAAACTATAATACAGCTAGTAATAGTTTCTTTTATCGGTCTACCCCATATAGAATATCCCCAGCTGTTGGATTTATTGGATCACAAAGTACCAGTCCATCCGATAATTCGGTAAATAATAGACAGATAAAAACACCAACAACCATTATGGATTTAGGTAAAAGGGATGAATTCATATCATATATATGCTCAAATCCGGAATTTAGTGGGGAATATTTATCAGATACGTTAACAAGTTCTTCATACAATGATTCATCATTAGTACTACAGTTAGGTATAATATCTAGACTCGTGAATTCAACCTGGCTACAACAGATCTTTAACACAAATGACGCTTCAGTGCAACAGTATTTTTCAAGAACAGGGTCCAGAATTGATGGTGATATCGCTCAGTCAATGTCAATAAATTCTGAATACCAAATAAACCCATTTGTCGGATCGAACTACCCAGATCAATTTATTTGGGTTGGGGTTGACTCGGCTAATAAACCGGTTTTTGGTGTATTTTACAATACCAGTGAGGATCAATACAAAAACAGGAGAGCTTTGTCACCCGGATATAAAATTTATAATTTTTCACCTCTATTACAGGATCTAATACCATATAATAGTACACAAGAAGTTCCATTATACCGTTGGACACTAAATGATAATAACACTATTTTTGGTAATGAATTTAACAATTGGGACACATCCTGGGTTTTGGGGTCAAGTAGGTTACCATCAAGAAAATACCAATCGTTGGACACAAGTAATAACGTTTCACCATTTAATTATTTTCAAACGTCTACTATGACATCAGCACCACCAAATTTACAGTATGGTTTTATTACTAATATTGATTCTTCTGGTAATCCAGTAATAAATGGAACACCATTACAAAATAAATTTATAGTGGGTGCCCCATATCATTTTTACTTTGGTTTAAAAAATGGTAAAACAGCTGTGAATAGATTTATAAAATTATATGTAAATATTATCGACTAATATGGGTGTAGAAACAACAACAAATATAATACTTGGTAGTCTTAGATATACCACATCACCGAATGTTAATGATGAAATTGATATTTCGTTAACACAAAACACCAAAGAAATTGTTGATTTTGATCGTATTGTCGATCTAAGTCTTGAAACCGTATATGATAATGAAAGACAAGAATCAACTGTATTCAGACCATCAACCAAGTTTATTGTGGTCTTTAAAAATGAATTTAGTGGTAGTACAACCTACACACCGTATAAAAACAATCTATACTATACAAACCCAATTAATAACGCTTCATCACAATTATTATCATCAAGCCCAAGTACAGTTCCGTGGGAAGGTTACCCACAGTACCAAGAGTTTGATTTTATTAGAACTGATAACAATGTTGTTGGGTATACAACACCACCAAATAACCATATAGATTTTCTAAATAAAAGTGCCACAACATATAATTGGACACACTACATGAGTTATCCATTTAAAAATGATTACACAAAACAAATGTACGCTGTTGATTATGACACAACAACATCTTGGTCGTGGGTGGTTAGTGATGGAATACCATATTTAATTACATTGGGTAGTGATCTTAATGGACGACACATACGATTTAGATCCCCAGTAAAACACGGACTAAGTGTGGGTGAATACGTTAAATTACCAATAACATATAATGGGGAATCCATATTTAAAGTGACTAAATTGGGTGATTTTGGGTATGGTAGTGATGAATATATTTTTAACATTAGAAATGTAGGATTTACCGGTACAACCTTCCTGACTAACAACTCGGATACTTTTAAAAGAGTGATAAGTAAGACAAATGAAAATGAAACAACATCAAAATATTATGTTAGAGTTCACAAAATTATAACAAATAGTAATGAATCTGTTTTAGTTAAATCCGGATTTGAACAAAACATATTTAAGAATACTATTAAAGATGAGATAGCTATCCTAACCCCCAATAATAAACAAAGAAGCTCAACTAAGGAAGGAGCCCAATCGTATACATTATCATTTAATGTTGATATAGATATAAACCCACTTAGGGATAATCAAAATAGACCAATCAGTCAATTATATTTCACGACAATATGGAAAGGATTTTTTGGGTGGACAAGGAAACTAAAACAAGGGTGGGAGTTTAATATCCCACTAGTTAATAGTCAACCAAGTTCTTGGTGGGATGAATTTAACACCCTATCCAACACCACAATATCTGAAAGTACTTACACATCGGAAACCATACCATCACAAGGACCATTTTTTTATAATAAAGATCTAGTTTCGGGGGGTACACTTGATGGGGATTTTTGTGAGTGGAACGATTACCAACAAACAGAAAGATTAATATCCAGATATTGTCATAAAATAAAATTTAACAATAATTGGTTTTACCTGACCAACGATAACTTCCAGACAAATCAGTTTGGGTATTATTATTACCCCCACAACCCAATAGTTATTAAGGAATTTTCAGACTACGTAGAGGAAAGTCAAGTTCAAAACATTGTTGGACTACCAGATTACAGTTTCTATTCAAATCTATCTAATGGTTTTAGATGGAGAGATTTATATCCGTACGGGTTTATTGACCAAAATAATATTGGTGTTGATTATCCATTTACAAATGGAAAACATTACCCATTTGTTAACACAATTTTTAGAATAA